CAATTATTGATACTTGGCCAGCATCAACGCCAGAGAACAGGGCGCTAGTAGTATCGGATGATAGCAAGGAAGCGCCTCCAAGCCCCTGGACTACCGTACCGGATGAGAACACCAGACGATCAGTAGCAATGCTTACTACATCACCGATCAAATACTGGGTGTTTGCTGCCAGCGTCCTTACGCCACTAACCGCGTCTGGCAGGTCGGCGGCATTGTTGACTATTACTTGGTTGTTAGGGTAAAGATCTGAGCCATCAACGGATATAGTGATTGCGTCATCATCAGAGGCAAGATCAACTCCGGATCCACCTATCAGGCTCTTGAAGTCTGGTGCTTGTGACGCTGGATCAGAAACCAACGCTTCACCAGACTGATCAAATGTAAACGAGGTGGATATCTCAAGCCCGTTCAGGCCGGTAATGCCAAGAGATATGCCGTCACCCTCTACAAGATTTCTAATGCCGTTAACAGACCCCTGAATGTCTAAAACGGGTGTCCCGGTTGGGTCGCCCACCTGAGCCATCGAGCCGGTAGCGCCTAACAGCGGCAATAAAGCGGTGTAGGTTATTTTCTTGTTGGTTCTGTTTTCGACAAAATCAAATGTTGCTGAACCAGAAATAGAGGTGGCCGCGTTGAATTGGCTTTTGCGAACGCCTACTGTTGTATTGTTAGCCATTAGGGTAAGTCCGTATCTGATTCGATGCTGATATATCCGCCCTGCTCAATAAGAACAGGGTCGGTGTCGTCTTCATAAAAATGGCCGGTTCCGTACACGTCGTTTCCTTCGTTGCCAGATCCGATAGGTAGCGTGTCTGCAAATCTTGTTGGGCCAACACCATCTATGGCAATGGACATCATTACGTCCAGCCCTTCACGAGCTCCAGCTACCAATAATGGATCAACTGGCGTGCCTGGTGCTTTAAATTGTGGATGCAGCCGAATAGCAAGGTTCTTAACCATACCCTCAATAGCACCGTCCGCAACGGTAATTTCATCGCCCAAACTGGAAACAGCGGTGTAGCCAAGGTTGATCCCCTTGACAGCCAAGGCACTCATCATGCGATTTAGGTATTTGAGTGCGTCCTGTGTCTCATCCGCCTCTAGTGGCGATTCAGACGCACGCACCAACAATTCACCCAATGCGCTGCCGATTATGTCTCCCGCTGTTTCAGCCATGGTAGCCTCTATTTGTCTTCGGTAAGGCCGTAGCGTTTCGCGTCGGCTTCGCTTTTAGGCTTCCAGCTCAACGATGCCGCCTTGGCAACCGTGTGGACACCTTCGTTTAGTTCGACTTCAACACCACTGGGCTTTACCCATGTGACGGTATCTTTTTTTCCTGCTTCAGCTTTCTTGTTCATGATTGTTTTCCCATAAATGACGACCTGTTTTGGCAGGCCGCCATAGTTAAAAGATTAACCTACGTTTGGTCTAGCCAAAGCCTTGACCAGCGAAGAACGGATTGAATACCGCGTACGCTGGCAAGAGGTCAAAACGGATCTTCTGCTTGTTAGCATCACCATCCGAGTATTTGCTGACCCGGATCTGCATACCGTCTTCAGTAGTCGCAACCGTATCGGTTGAGTACAACTTCTTGAGAGGGACAGAGCCAAGGCCAAACGCCTGCTTGTGGTAGAACATATTGGGTTGGTAAACAGTCGCTGCAGAACCCAGAACAGTCACCACGTCACCCGACAATGGGGCTGAATCAACGGTATTGTATTGACCGTTAGCCTCATAGATCGCAGGACCAGCAACTAGCAATGTTCCAGCACCACCGGCAAGGGTTACGTCTTCTGTCACTACACCAGACCAAATAACCTGGGAACCAGTGCCGTCAACGAATGCTTCGCGTGTTGCCAAGCTTAGACGGTTACGGCCAGTGATAGTGATGATCTCGCCAGCTTTGATGGTGTCAGTGCCAGCCGCAAACCCAGAAACCGCTAAAGACTGAATCATGGTGTCTTTATGGGCTAGGTAGGTAACAACAGGGTTGGACGACAAAGTACCCGCACGATCAGTCAGAGAACCGGAAGTGTACGACTTCAGCGCATTGGAAGACATCGCACGAAGGCCAGCAAACTTATTGCTAATCAAGCTGTTCTGCCATGCAGTATTTACCAGCGAGTTATCGCCAGAAGCCAGGCCAGACTGTGTATCAGCCAATGACGCAACAGTGAACGGGTTCATTACATAGTAACGTTCGCCATCGTTAGGAACACCGATAGACTCCATCAAGGCATTGGCTCCAGCAACATCAGACCATGCGTCTGTTGCTGATCCAGGCGTACCGTAGTGAAGGTTGGCGTTCTTAAGCATGAACTGGCTCAAGTCCAACTCAAGGTCAGTGATGATCCGAGTAGCTGCTGGGGCTAGGATTTCATCCAGCTGATCCATTTCAAGCGCCTCGTCCACTTCATCCCAGTCCATGTGAACGGTGAAATAGTCCTGAACCGTTCCTGTAGCCTTGCCCGAGATGATATCGGACTCATCTACCGCCGAAATATCACCGGTAGCGGTTCGGTCTGACTTGTAGTCGTGTGGTCGTTTGAAGTCGACGTTTGCGCCGCTGCCAGGGTTGAATTTCCCCGCCAACAGTTGGGTGTCGACTGTTTTAGTAAGAACACGGGAGCCCTCGAATTTCTCCAGGAAAACCCGCGCGATCTTACGCGTAAAGTTACTGTTAGTGTTGTTTGATGATGCCATGAGTAATTACTCCAATTAAGTAAAGGTAGCGCCTTTGGGCCCGCGTTCGCCTTCTCTTGCTCCGCGACCCGATAACGTGTCAGCAGGTGCAGGTGCACCGCTTTGTTTTGGTTTTAAAGCCATTGCTTTCTGCTTTGTTTCTGCCAGCTTCATTCCAGCTTGTAGTGGATTCATGGTAATTAAATCATGTAAATCCAGTGGGTTTGCAGCTAGATGCTGAACCAATAACGGCCCAGATTCATCCTCAAGGATTGTGGTAGCTAATTCGGGGGTTATCCCGTACTGAATGACCGTCCTTTGTGCTGCGTCCAGTGCTTCAACGTTTACGCCCAATTTGGCAGCGTTATCGGTGAATGTGCCCTGAAGCTTTTGGCTTCGCTCTGCTTCTTGCAACTGCTGTTTTTGTTGATCCGCAACTGCGTTCTGGCTGGTCTGTTCTGACCTGATTTCGGCAACTGCTTTTCGCCGAATAGCATCTTCTCGCAATCTGGCCTTGGCTTCGTAATCGTCGTCCCAAATATCGGGGGCCGGTGGAATTACGATCTCATTAGGGTCATTTACAGATGAAGTCTCCAGCCGTTTTTTAAGGGCTGCATTCTCTGCCTGTAGTTCGTCTGCACGCCGCTGCTCCTCTCGAAACTTGAAGTGCTGACGATTAATCGCCTTCTGAGCACCATCTTGCTCGGCGCTATTCTCGGTATTTTTTTCACCATCCTCATGGTTAGCGGTCGCTAAATCCGCGCCGGTGTTATCCGGCTCACCTCCCGTTAATGACTCTTCTGCTCCAGGTTGCCCTGAATTAACTGCAATGTCATCTTCGGTAATTGTTTGTAGCTCACTCATTTTGCCGTACCTGCGTAATAGCCGCGAAAGGGTCGCGTACCCTAATTCTCTAACATCGGATCAGTGCCTTGCTTATGGATCATTCCCGATTCCATTTGCTCCTGGTTGTCCGTGATCATTTCAGCCTGCTCATGAAACGATTCAATAACCGGCGGGCTAACTATGGTGTCTACGCCCATTGCCTCACGTAGCGTTTTAAGGGTCTGTGCCTGGGTATTTAAGCTGTCAACTATGGCCTGTTGACCTTGGATTGTAGCTTGTACCATTGCCTGTTGATTGGATGCCTGCTGTGCTTGCTGCTGGAGCAGTAGCTTAAGCTCTGCCAATTCAAGATTACCGGCCTTTTGCTGCGCGCTCAATAGCTGGTCTTGCTCTTTTAGCAATAACTCACGGTCTTTCTGACTGGCTTTTACCTGCCGTTCCTGTGATCTGCTTATGGTATCCGCTGTTTCAGCTTGAACACGTCCCACTTCGGCCTCAGCTATGATAGCGGCAGGGTCTTGCTGTTCTGGCTGCTGTTGGGCCGCCTGTTGAGCCACCATTACCTCTTCTTTCTCTTCTTTGGTGAGCTGAGACTCTGGTATTTGTCCGGACTCAAACAATCTGCGCCTTACGCGCTCGGTGGCAATATCGATACCGGGCGAAGCAATGTTCTTAAGCTGGATATCAGCGGTCAATTCAGCGATACCAGGTATCACTTGCGCCAATTCCTGCAGAGCCTTAACGCTTTCCTGTTGGCGGTTTTTAAATGCGGGCCCAACATCGCAGGTTACGTCATATTTGCCTTTACGCAGATCATTAACCGTGACCATTGTCATGGTTTGCTGATCGAACACTTGATCATTGATGGTGACCATTTCAAATGAACCGTCTTCGTTCAATATTCGAGCCTGTCGCTTTGTATCGTATACCTTTGGTATTGCGTTGATAAGAATGCGGGCAGTGTGGCAAATAGCCACTTCCTGTGACTTGAAGTATTTGATCGACCCATTATCGCCCTTGTTTTGAAGGCTTTGGATAGCCACACCAGACAATTGGCTGTTGAGATCTCCAGACTGAACACCAAACCTGCCAGATGATGTTTGTATATCGTCCAGGCTGTTCTGTACTACCAACTGCAACCCTGGGTTAGCTACCGCACCTCCAAGCTGAGGGGGCGCACCAGGCGCTTCTTCGTCAGGGGTGTAAAACTGCACCGGGTCTGAATTTGTATTAAGCGTTGACAGTCGATCACGATCTTGAGGGTTGGCCGCTTGCTTGCGGGTCATCCAATACTTAGCGCGTGGCGCCAGTGCAACCTCTTCGGTTTCTCGGCTTCGTGCGTAGTTATAAACCCGCTGTGGATCAATTAGCTTATCAATTGCCCCTCGGTAGATGATCTTTGACTCACGAATTTTGTAATTGCCGAACGTCGGAACAATAGGGAGCCATCCAAATACTGTGGGCTGCTTATCATTCAAAAAATCACTGCCATCAAATAGGCGCGATACCACTTCGGTGCTTTTGCGCTTTCTCTCATTAACGATTGTTATGCCCTGATCTGCGAGCTCATCAACAACCATTTCAAATTCGTCAGTCCTTTCTCGCACTGATTCATCGGACATCAACACTAAGGTTTTGGACACTTCCCTCTTGTAGAGAATGCGGCCAACTTTTATAAATTCCGGCTTTCTATCGTATGAGGTATATGAGCGGTCATCGCCGATGGACGTTTTAGAGCCTTTGGGGAACTTTTGATCATATTCGTCCGGCGTTAGGTTTTGAAGTACAAAAACATAGCGCGCATCGGACATATCCTGCATCTCTGCAGCGGGATCGAACCATACCCGGTCTTCAAAGTTCCATATTGGCTTGATCAGAAGGTCTTGCTCGAAACTGTCGCCATCGGCCCAGTCCTGAACCACTTCCCAGCCACCGAGACCAGAAGCAACCATTTCACGCCCTTGCTGGGCATACAGGGTTGAAGCATTTGACATGGTTTCGATGTTTCTGATTAATCCATCAAATGTTTTGGCTAGATCTTTGGTCGAATCACCCCCTGAAGGGCGGACACGAATATCAAAGTCGGCCTGATCAATTTCTCCGGCAATGTCGTCAACTATCGGGTTACATTTATCAAACGTGTAACGGGGCCTGCCTGACATGCTCCCGACAATTGCTGGTTCCCACTGGCCATCACGCTTATCCAGAAAATTATGGGCCTCACGAACAATCTCACGATTATCGCGGTCGTCGTCCTGAGCATCAGAAAGAAGCTTGTTAACAACGGTTATATCTTCGTAATCAGGCATTTTTTAATTCCACAACGAATTAAACTCTATATCACCGACGGCGTTTTCTTCACCGACCATATCAGGTATGAATTCTTGCATCATCAGGCAGTCGGACATACCAGGCGATTCTAGCTCATAAGGGGGTTTTCGCATATCTTCTTTGGATACAATCTGTATTGTACCAGATCCGTTGAACTTTCTAGGGATTCTGCATAATTCAGAGCGTAACGAGTCCATCATTTCTATATCTGACGAAAGACTGATCAATTCGTCTGGATCAATATATTTTCCATTAACCACGGCCTGAAACGTTTTGTAGAACCGGTCACGCAAACGCCAATAACCCTGGGCCCGCTTATTCTTGAACATCTTGCGGTTAGTTTTGCTGTTTTTGTTTGTGTCGTGGTTTACTGGCTGATAGATGGCATTCGGGCTTTCTGGCGTCTCTGATGACATAAAGCCTACAGTAGCCACCTGCTTACCGGTAAAGGAATCGTTTATCGGACGGGCTAACCCTGACCCTATCCCGTTGTAGTCCCAGGTGAATGCGTCTACTTGATGCTCCAGCGCAAGGTCCAACGCCCAATCACACGCGGTATTGGTATCGCCATCGTTGGTTTCACGCACATCGGTAACCACAACCCCATGACGAACAGCAAACCCTTTGCAGTCTCCACAATCAGCCGGATCAAATGCGGCATGGATCACACCACGAGGCTCAAAGCCTAATTTGACGTGTGCATCTATAGCAGCATCAAACCATTCTTGCTTAATGATCGAGTTGGGCACTTCATCATAATAAGCGCCGCCCCAAATGTGGCGATACTCTGCAGCGGATAGGTTGGCTTCGTCGTCTTGCCGCTCCTGCTCCAGCTCTGGAGGAAACCATGGGTTGTCCTGCCAGTTAACCTCGATGACCATAATCAGGTCGTCTTCATAGTAACCGGTTTTGGCTAGCTGCTTTTCTGCTCGACTGAGGTATTTTTTGGCGACGGCATCCTTTTGAGACCCCCTGTTCATCGTGATCCAAATCTCAGGCGGCGATTCGCCCTCAATGTTTGAGCTGGCACTAGACCGAATCGACGGGGTTAGAACCTTTAGGCTCTTTTCGCTCACCGATTCGCCCTCTTCTATCCAGAGCTTTTTAACACCAGCGAGAGATTTTAGTGAGGTGATGTTTCTGGCCAGGCCTTTGTAGAACAGCTCACCACCAGTAGATGATCGTATTTCATTGTTCAGCACAGTGAAGCCCTGTACGCCAAGACGGTCTATTTCCTGCTTAAGGCTTTCGTGGACACTATCATCAATTGAGTTTTGGAACTCCCGAGCGCAACATACCCTTTCACCATGGTCAGCAAACATCAGCATGATGTCACCAACACCAATGGACTTTGCAGACCCCCTTCCACCCACAATGATCTTTATGCGCTTTGGCTTGTCTAGCGCAGGTAGAAGCTTGTCGACTATCCTGAGATCGATATCAGCCATAAAGCTAAATACTTATCCCGATTTGTATTCCTATTGATCTGCCTGCACCATAAAGTTTTGGCGTAACCACGGGGGTAGAATCGAAAGTATAGAAATCGCCGAAATTATCAGAAGCATCCAGCAGTTCAGCATCACTGAGCACCTTATCAAACAATAAAACGTCGTAAAACGTCATTTCTCCACGCTGGTTATCAACATTCGCAACACCTAACCATAAACCATCTGTCGGTGCCGCTGTCCATGCCGCCGTATTGCTTGATTCGTACACGCCATCAACGCCAATTTTAATCTCTGCATTGGTTCCTGACTTGCTCCATGTAAGCGCCAGTATTATCTCAGTATCAGCCGCCAGCAATCCAGTAGTAGTTAGAGTCTTACCACCTTCTGTTACGGCGAAATTTAACGCCCCAGTAGTATAAACCCAAGTCTCCCAGTCGTTCTTTGTGTTTATGTTGTCGAATATTCCCCTGTTACCAATAACAGAATCAAATGTCATTCTTATCATCAAGGTATTTGTTTCAGCAATATCGGATTGCTTTAGGAACTGAAACGGCTCTTGACCTGACCAAAGCCCTATATAAAGGCCATCCGTTTCAACTTTCTGGGGGGACTTGAATACGCTATGGAAATATAAGTCACCACCATAACTTTCTAGCCCTTCAATTTCCCAGGCTCCGTTAACATTTTCTATGTGCGCGTACAGGTTAAAGCTTAAATCAAAAACATATATCGAGCTTTCTGACAATTCCCAAGCGCTTATATACAAGAGGTCATTATGTATAACCAGCCCCTGTATGCCTTGAAGGTTGGTGTCAAGCGTATGTATCCCTATATAGGCACCGTTGGTGATATCAAACCTATAAATGTCTCTCTGCCTAACATTTTCTACTACTTCTCTGTCAAAGCTAGTTACCCATATTTCGGTCTGGTCATCGCTTAAACATGCCCCTGATCCGGCAACGGCATAGGCTGAGATATCAAACGAGCTATTAAGCGTCAAATCTGACGTGTTATAGATCAGTATCTCTTGCTGGGTAACGGTAGATCCCACCGTCTTCTGAGCAGGAACATAAAGCAAACCACCATGAACAAACCCATCATTAAGGTGATCTGGGGAATTAATGCCAGAAAACGGGCTGCTGTTCGTTACCACCACCGTCTCAGCAAGATCAATTTTCCTTATCTGGGCAGAATCAATAGCGTACCAATAGCTATCATCTCTAGCTATACCTTGAACAACAGTCCACGCCCCAATATAGCCAGACATTCTGGCATTGTTAGTGGGCTGTACCGCTGTATCATCTCCACCATTCAGCGCCCGCATGTAGTCTTTTGGCGTGTCCGACGTTAGCGCACGGGTAATGTTACCGTACAAAGCGTGCCCAGAATCTAATATTTTTTCTGCCCCAGCCCTGTCGCCTGGAACGGATATAAAATCCGTCTCTATCGCAACTATCATCCACTTACGAACAGTGCTGGCTACGTTGTTAATCTCTGCTGCTGGAACTGTCCAACCGTCATCGTTAAATATTGGCTGGCCAACATCATAAACAACCGCATCTACATCGTTAACCATGTACATCGACTTAAGAGCCGAGATAGAGCTGGTAGAACTAGTGTCTGCGTTATCTTTGACGTTTATTGAAACCGAAGCTGCTCTAACTGCATCTGCTGAACCAAACCCAACGAACCCAGCTCTGCTTGTGTAGACGGGGCCGAGCGCGTCTGTAGCGTCTAGTATTGTAGCCCCAATACTTACGCCTTGCGGCTTAAAACCAATACCCGTCACAGACCAATCAGCACCTGTAGAGCTCGGGGAGTCCACAACCTGAACTGCCGCTTTAGTCGTGCCGATATTCATAGCCAAGTAGTAGACTACATCGCCACCGGATGTTCCTGTCCCGTCTGACTCCC